TTCCACTCTGATGAGGTGCGACATGATCACACAAGACCGACTGCGCGAGCTTGCGCATTACTGCCCTGAGACGGGCCAGTTCACACACCTGAAGTCCGACAGACGCAAGAAGGCTGGGATGCCTGCTGGATCGCTGCGCCGCGATGGATACGTCTACATTATGTTTGACGGTTTCCGAGGCATGGCACACCAGTTTGCATTTCTGTACGTCACTGGCGAATGGCCGACGCAAGAGATTGACCACATTGACGGCAACAAGGCCAACAATGCCTTTGCCAACTTGCGCCAGGTCAGCAGGCGAACGAACGCCGAAAACCAGCACACGGCCAAGCGCACCAGCACAACTGGTTTGCTTGGCGTGATAAGGCATCCGCGTGGTTTTGTTGCTCGCATCGTCAGCGAAGGCAAGCGCAAGTATCTTGGCATCTTTGAGACGCCAGAGGCCGCGCATGAAGCCTACGTGCAGGCAAAGCGAGAGTTGCATCAAGGCTGCACCATTTAGTCTTCTTCGTATTCCCGTTCTTCCCATGCCTGGCATGACCTCATGTCATGGCAAATGAAGTCGAACTTGTGGCAATAACCTCGGTATCCTGCATTCACATCCCACTGATTCCATGGGATGCGATCCATTTTTGCTTGCATCAATGGCGTCGCTTCGAAATACTCGCAGTTCGAGCAGCGACGACGCCGGGCTTCTTTTTCGTCAACCTGCATGGCCTTGCCAAGTGCAACCCAGTAGACCTTGTTGGCCGTTGGCTCGTTGCTTGGGTTTTCTGGGCCGAGCATCCAGTCGTCAATCACCACCTGGGTGTTCTTCTTGTTCTCGGCCGCCGTGATGAACGGCATGGATTCAGGCAGGCCGGTGAAGCCAGCCATCATGATCTTTGGCATTTCCATGGTGGTCTCCTTAAGTGATTTCACGGCCAGAGGCTCGGATGGTCAGGGCAGTGGCCGTGCCGGCGGTCGAAATGAACCCACCATTGGCCAGAACTTGGCCAACCAGCTCTGGGAATGTGTAGGTCTCGTCCGGGGCAATGGCGCGGCTGTCCACGATCAGGTTTGTCGCGCCAGGGCTTCCGCCGCTGCTCACCAGATTGACGCTGATCACAGCGTTTGCCGCGCTGGTGTTGGTGGCGGTAAATTTGTCGATGATGGCCGTGCAGTTGGTGGCGGTGTATTGCGTGGTCTGCGCCGCCTCCATCTGCTTGGAGCCAATGAGGGGTTTTGCTGTGACTGCCATGGTTTCTCCTTAGACGGCCTCTGCGCCGCTTGCTGTGATTGTCAGGCCTGCGGACGTCGCCTGCACCTGGATGGTTTCGCCTGCATTCATGACCTGCACGCCGTTGTACTGCAGGGCGTTGTTTGCCGGGACGGACACGTCGTACAGGAAAGCGTTACCAGTACCAGCGGCACCAGCCGAAGGCACCAGAAAAACGCGAACATTGATGGCAGCGCCTGTGGTGTTGGCGATGCTGAACTCTTTGAGCAGCGTGCGCGTACTGGCCGGGACGGTGTAGAGCGTGGTCACGCCAGTGGTGATGGCGGCCTGGCCGAGCTTTGTTGGGGTTATGTTTTGAAAGGCCATTACATGCTCATCCATTCAAGCACCTGCACAGCAGATGCGGGTTTGTTTTCCCAGCGGGACTGCGTGGCATCGTAGAGCAGCACATCAAAGTCGTTGGGCGTTCCAGTGCCATTAATGTAGACGTCCTGCAGCCTTGCCAGCGACTCGGCCACAGTCATTCGCACAAAGATCGAGCCAGAGCCACCGCTGCCAGCGTTGACAACCACGGCCACAGGCACGTCGATGTTCGGGGCCTGCGGGGCAACGTTTGTCCACGTCCCAGGTGTTGCCGGGTCGAAATACAGCAGGTCGCCATCTGTCCACACTTCGCCATACGGTGCGCCTGTGGTGTTGAAGCCTCGCACCAAGCCGAAGCTGGTCACGTAGCCGAAAGCATTGTCAGCGATGTCTTGCGTGGCCACGCCCATCATGTAGTCGGCCAGCACCGAGCCGTCAGCGATGGCGAGGCCAAAGGTCAGCTTGCCGGATGAACCAACGGTGCCAGTGAACATCACAGGCGTGCCGTTGGCAATCAGTGCGCCACTGGTGTTCTTGGCGTAGTACATCAGCTCCTGGCCGACCTGCAGCACGCTGCCGCCGTACAGGCCAACGTCCATCGTGCCATCGTCTTGGTTCCACTGCACGCGCCTGGCTTGCGAAACGTGGGGGCCGATCTCTGGCAGGTCGATGTAGTCCGTCACCACCGAGTTGTTGTTCTCAATCACTGGCGCAGTGGCCAGCATTTCCAGAGCGTTGGCAATGCGGCCAAGCGTGTCTAGTGCCTGCGCGGCTTTCTGGTCTGCATTTCCTGCATTGATGGCCACATCTCTGGCCAGGCTCACAATCTGAGCCAGTGCCTCGTTCGCTGTTGCTTGGCTGTTTCCAGCAAGAACCTCAATGCCAGGCGTGTCCGGTGATGGCGCGATCTGATCGGCCAAAGCAAAAAGACGCTCGAACTGCTTGACCTGCTCGAAGTTCTGTAGGAAAGAGGCGAGCTGGTCGCGGGTGAGGTTGAGCTTCTGCGTTGCCATCAGTAGGCCAATGGCTCGATCTGAGCCTCAAGACGGATGAAGGACAGGTGCGCCTGGCTGTCACCACGGAAGCGCTGGATTCGCCAGTTGCGCATGTGGCCCTGCTGAAACCATGCCAGACGCTTGCGGCTGCCGGTCGTGCCTGCACGGATGCTGCGGTCTTGGCTCCATGCCTTGCCGTCCACGCTGTAGCTGGTCGAGATCATTGGATCGACGCCGATCGCCACGCTGCCGGTCAAGCTGACCAGCTCCAGCTCATTGAAGATTGCGCCGTTGCTCTCGTTGTAGACGATCAGCGTGCCGAACTCCCAGCGCACGATCTGGCCCCAATGGCTACTGATGTTGTCCACCAGGTAGCCGATGGCGCTGGACTGCGGGTCACCGATCAGCCACTTGTCGTAGGCCCAGACCAGATTCCTTGCGCGATACTGACTGAAGCCGACCTGGCTGGTTGTCAGCGTAAACCAGACGGGCTGGCTCAGCTCTCCAGTGGCCGCAGCATCGAACACCAAAGTGCGATCAGGCAGGTGGACGTACAGGTGCTGGTGGGCCTTGTCGTTGCGAGCCTCCAGCTTGACGCCAACCAGCTGCGCCTCGGTGTAGCCGAGCAGAATCTGGTCGATCTCCTGCGTGCTGATTTTTTGAGCAGTGGCGTTCGCGCCGAGGTAGATGCCCGGCGCTTCGTTGCGGCCGGAGCCGAGGAAGGCGATGCTTTCCACGAAGACGCAGCAGCCGAACGTGCCAATGACGCCTTTCTGAATCTGTGCGCCATCGATACGCTGGAACGGGAAAAACTCGCCGCCCACGTTGTCAAACACCTCGATGGTGTTGCGGTTCAGGGCATAGACCTCATTGCGCAGCTTGAGCAGCGCCACCACGGGGTCTGGATCAACTTCACTGGATCCGTACTTCAGCGGGTTGACCTGCGTAGGGTCGGACAACTCGGTCACGATTAGGCTGGTGCCATCGGTGGTCATGAAGTAGCCATCCACCCACACCACATCAAGCACCAAGCCAAGATCGGGATCAGTCACTTGAACCAGGCCAATTGCGCTGTTCCAGTAGTACAGGCGACCGCCAGATGCAATGGTCAAGCGATCAAAGCTGTAGTCCATTGTCACAAGTGTGCCAACAGGCCCACCAACATCACCTAGTACATTCACTTGGCCAAACTGGTCAACAGTCACCAAACTGGTGCCCATGACACGATAACAGACGCCATTCCAGTTGATGCCACCACGGTCAATGCCTGGGCCGGTTCCGTTGCCGACGATGCCATCGCCAGGACGCAGAAAACCGGCACTTATGCCGGACTGCTTTGGGACTGGCACCAGGTTGACCGGGTACGACGTGCGCAGGTCTGGCCCGTTGTCAGCGTAGATGCCGTTGAGGATTGGAATCTGCATGGCTTACCACTTGACCTTGTTGGCCCAGTACGCTGCGCTCATCTTGCCCTTGGAGATGTTATCAGCGTGCCTGGCCTTGAATGATTCGCGCCGGGCTTTGTCCGCCTTGGACTCGCCTTCGCGCTTCGGAGACCCGGACACGCCCTGCTGGCCAAAACGGATGGTCTTGACCTGGTCGCCATCCTTGGCCACCACGACGTGGGATTTGGTCGGGTGCGAGGGTGTGCGCTTGGGCTTGTTGAAGCCCTCCACACCGACGCGAGCCAGACGTGGGTCTTTTTTTGTGGCCATCAGGCGATCCTGTACCAGCTGTTCAAAGACTGCACGAAGCGCATGCGGAAGAAGTCCTCGGCAGCCAGGGTTGCTGGGTCGCCGTAGGCTGCAGCTGCGCCATTCAGCGCAAGCGTGAAGGCGGTGATCTGCTGGGTGGTGGTGATCAGCACCTCAGTGCCGTCATGAGTCTGGGTGTTCAGCGGCAGGGTCACGGTGCCAGCGGCCAGCGTTCCAGCAGGCTGGATCAGCATCCACTGCTGCTGGCTGACAGGTGTCGGCACGGTGATGTTGAAGCCGGTGCCGGGCGTCGAGATGCTGGTGGCCAGCGTCGGGGCCGCGAAGGTCTGCTGGAAAAGCGCCAGCAGGGAACCGATCGGCAGGCGTCGTGCGTCGCCGTTGTTCGGGGTGTAGACGGGAATCTGGTCGCCAGTGGAAGCCTGGAGCAGCAGCGGCAGTTGGTTGATTTGTGGCATGGTTTATCCTCAGTTGTACTCGATGGGGCCGTCCGGGCCTGCGGTGACTGGATCGACCGGAGGACGCAGGAATGGGTTGTCGTACACGCGCCATGGCTTGTTGCCAGCGCCAGACGGCATGGTGACGGGCATCTGCTGCGGGATGGGTGCGGTCGCACGCTGCAGCAGGGTGTTGTAGCTGTCCTTGGCCACGGCCTTGGTCTCGGGCATCACCACCTT